AAAACATAAACCGTAAACAACGTAATACAACGACATACTAGGAGAAAATATATGTCATTCGCAGACCTCAAGCGTTCCTCGACTTCGTCTTTTGACAAGCTCACTAAGGAACTCGCCAAGCAGAATACCACATTCGACCGTACCGGAGACGACAAACTCTGGAAGTGTGCCACAGATAAGGCAGGCAACGGTTACGCAGTTATTCGCTTTCTCCCCGCACCTGAAGGTGAAGACCTTCCATTCGTCAAGATCTGGGATCATGGATTCCAAGGTCCTACCGGCCTGTGGTACATCGAGAAGTCACTGACGACTCTCGGCAAGGACGATCCTGTAGGTGAAATGAATAGCAAACTCTGGAATACCGGTCTTGATTCAGACAAGGAAATTGCACGTAAGCAAAAGCGTCGTCTCGCTTATTACAGCAACATTCTTGTTGTCAAGGATCCGGCAAATCCTGAGAACGAAGGTAAAGTCTTCCTGTATAAGTACGGAAAGAAGATCTTCGATAAGCTGAACGATCTGATGAACCCATCGTTCGCAGACGAACAGCCAACGAATCCATTCGATCTTTGGTCGGGTGCAAACTTCAAGCTTAAGATTCGTAAGGTTGAGGGTTACCCCAACTACGATAAGTCAGAATTCGACTCTCCCGCACCACTGTTCGATGATGACGATAAGCTTGAAGCCGTTTGGAAGCAGGAGCATTCCCTTCAGGAGCTCGTGGATCCAAAGCACTTTAAGTCATATGACGAACTAAAGACTCGTCTCAACAATGTTCTGGTCCTGAATGCTCCGGCTAAGGTCCGTGGTGTTGAACTTGACGAGGAAGAGTATAAGGCTCCGGCCCCAACCTTCCAAGCTGCTGCTCCAGCGCCAACTGCCGCTGCTGCTCTAGCTGTCGATGATGATGACGATGATCTTGCGTTCTTCAGCAAGCTTGCTGCCGAAGATTGATTGGGGGAGGAGGGGGATCGCAAGGTTCCCCTCTTCTTTTTTATACCGGTAGCGCCTTAGATGGTGTACTCAGTTCCTGGAAACCAAAGCGTCTAAGGTAATAATAGACGCTATTTTTGTCTGCAGCGGTCGCAGGATTTTGTGGTGCACCTATATCACTTCTATTGATATTAGGCGGTTTTGGTGCAGGTGGAGTAGGTTTCTGCTTAGGAGTCTTTGCCACAGCTGCTTCAGTATTGGTTTGCACGGCTGCAGCTGCGATTGCTTTAGAGTAATCTTCTTTATCTCTTGGAACACCAGGCTTGATGATAGCCGAACCAAGCATGCCAAACAACTCACCTATCTTCTCGGCACCCATGTTTACAGCATTTGCTGCCATTCCCATAAGTGTATCAGAATCACCGTACGTTCCACCGCCAGCGCCCTCAGGCCCGCCCGTGGAGACGTGCATATGGGTATAGTGACCAGGCTTTCTCCAAATAGTATTATAACCGGCAGCACGTAGCTGTGGTTCTAGAGCATCAAGAATAGCACCTTCATTCGGTCCTGGGAAGTTGACATCGATAGCCTGTCCACGATAGTGACGTGAGTTTTGACTGTGAGTACCTACCGATCCAAAAGCTGGATGTTCTAGTTTACCTCTCTCGGCACCCTTGCCTACTAAGTAATTTCCTAAAGCAACGATATTATTCTTAGGAATACTACCTGCATCTGCACCCACGGGTTCTGCATTAGATTCGGTACCAGATGAAACCGGTGTTGCCTGTGGAGTACCTGATGATGTACTTCCTGATGTTGCCGGCGTTGTAGATCCACCTGAGGTAAAATGACTGACCGCTGCAATTGTACCACCGGCAACTGCACCTGCAACCATACCGACTCTTGGAACAACAGATCCGACAACAGCACCAGTTGATGCACCTGCTGCAACACTTGAAAAGAACGATGGCGTCTCTTGTACAGGAGCCGGTTGTGCATCAGGCGTTTCGGCCGCAGCTGATATACTAGTATCTGATGGAGCTGCTGGTGTTGCCTGCGTACCTGATTCGGTTGTTGGTGCAACCGCGGTAGGATCTGTTCCAGTGCTGCTAAAAAGAAATGTAAATGCCTTGTTTATTGTCGACACGACACCGGTGATAAACTTGCCAGTCTCTACGACACCGCTTACAATACTCTTCATCGCTTCCTGTACAGGATCCAGCGTCAATAAAGCCAGACCGCCGATAGCCATTAAACCGGCTGATGGGCCACTAACTCTTTCGGCATCCTGTTGTATGACCTGCATCTCGGGTGTTTGTGTAACACCTTCAATTTGAGATTCTCTGCTAGCCAGAAGGTTATTCTTGGCTATAACCTTTTGGTTATCAAGTCTTTGCTTTAAGAATCCATCAATAGATGCCAGTGCGCCGATCATCTTTATGATCGGCTTGTTCAGGTTCTTATTAGTATATTCTAGTCTGCCGCCGCCGGTTTTCTCGGTAGCTGGTTTTGCTTTGGTCTGTTGTAGACCGGCCTGACCGACCATTCCAAAACCTGCTGTAAGATCTATATCCGGAGAATCATTCTTTCCAAAACGCGGAACAGAATTGCTTAAAACACGTTGAAGACTAGGTGGAACAGGAACCTTTGTCTTCTCGTCGATCCATCCTTGGTTGACATCGTAGACAAACTTCTGACCATTAAGAAATACAGGTTCTACATTTCTATCGATCTTGACACGAAGCTTTTTTAAGACCGGTTCATCTATGACCAAACTATCCAACAGGCGAATCAATGCCTTGTCTGCTGGTTGCTTTGTTTTAGAGTCAATCCAGCCCTTGTTAAGGTCTTTGATAAATTTCTGATCGCCGATTGTTACTGGTGCCATTATGCTAACCTAAAGTGTGATAGGTACTTGGCTAGTACATCTGGATTGCCATAGTTTGGATCGATACTAGAGACCGATTTTGTAGGACTTGCACCACGTGGTACACCTGCAGAGATAGTAGGTGACGTGATAGTGTCCTTGGCCTTTTCCTTCTTGATACCAAAAGTGATATCATTTTGAAGCTTAGTCGACTCGTTGTTGATACGCTCAGACACATTAGGTGAACTAGGTGTAAGTGTTTTTGCTACGCCAGGTTTAATGATAGATGAGCCAAGCAATCCGAACATCTCGCCCATCTTCTCGGCACCTGCACCAATCATTCCTGATATACCTGTGCTGCCACTATCTCCGGAAAATGTGTTTGTTGCTGCATTAATATCTGGTTTTCCACCATTATAGACTCTTAACCAATCCGATTGATATGATGCAACTTGCTGTGGTGATGCATGATTTGAAATACCACGTATATTTCCGGTATACCATGCAACAGGAACTTTAGATACATCACCACCTGCATCTTGTAGGATTTCACTAACATACTTGTCAGCAACTGCATCTTGTATTGCCGGCGGCGCTTGTTTGGCCTTCGAGTATTCTGTGCCAATGCCGTACTTGTTTGTGAGCGCTTGCCATGTCGCGTCAATGAACTGATATGCACCGGAAGCTGTTGACTCTGGGTTTTGCGCGCCATAATCATTGCCAGATTCTTTCATTCGGATAGTTTCAAGAATAGCTTGATTTGATACCGCAACTGGTGTTTGAGCATTTGAACTGACTGCAGTTCCGGATATCTTTGTAGCATCTTCCTTATTTAATTCTTTCGAGATCTCTGCATCACCAACGCCTGCCTTGTCGGCATCATCGCTAGCAGTGAACTCTTTCCACATTTGATAGATGTCATACATCAACCACAATGAAAATCCAAGATTTATTAAGAATCCGATAGCACCAAATGCAGCACCGATACCGGTAGCAGCAACTGCGCCACTGGCAATAGCTATTGCAATTCTTTGTTCGATCTTTCTGACAAGTTCTTTCTTACCACGCGCCATAAGAAACGCCAAGAACTTTTTCCACATTGGACCTTTGAGGAATGCCATCCCTGTCTTTGCAGAGTCAGCTGCAACTGCACTGACGGCTGCACGCTTTCCGGCAAATCCGGTTGCGGCTTGCATTGCAGCACCGGTACCTCTTACTGTAGAGATACTTCTCGAAAGACCGATAGCAGATTTTGCACCCTGGAATCCAAGGTATCCTATGCCTGCCGTTGCAGCCAGGTTCACCGCCGTATTATCACCACCACCTTGGCCAGTCATTCTATTGAATACTGTTGCAGCAACCGCTTCGGCGAGGATGCCGATTAGACCGCCTCTTAGTCTTCCCTTAAGACCCTTACCGCCAAACAAGAATCCGATAATACCGCCAGCTGGAATCATAGAACCTAGTTCACCCAGCCAGCCGAATGTCTTCTTGAATTGCTCTACGTTCTCTTTGAGAGCATCGATTTCTTTTTGATCCATTGCACCGGCAATGAGTGCAGCTGCACCGCCAAGTATTAAAGCAAACTTGGCAATCGATGCAGCAGCACTTACGTTATCCTTGACATCAGACTTCAGACCAGACAGTCTGTCTTTGATATCTCTGAATGTAGTGGCTGGTTTGTTTTCAACGATCGCTTCTCTTTCAAGTTGATTCTGTTCCTGATAAGAACGTCTTTCAAACTCGAGTTGTGATTTAAGCGATTTATCGATTGATACCAGATACTTTACAGCAGTATCAAGCAACGCCTCTGTAGGCATCTTCGAAGACACCTGAGGTCTTGCAATACTTTTTGGAGCTGGTAGAGTTCCGCCACCAGAAATCTTCTGGCGACCTGCACTTCCGGCCATACCGAAGTTGCCGACGATTACATTATTGGATGAAGCAGGAGCCTGTGTAGAACCACCTTGCGCAGCGCCACTAAGGGCTTTACCGGCCATACCAAATGCTTGACCAGTTTTAGATACAGCACTTGCAGCGCCGTATAGAGCACTCCCGGCCGCACCTATGGCCTTGAATCCTATTTTTGCTGCGATCTGTCCGAGCATTATGTTTTTCTACTCTCTATCTCTTGCTTCTGCTGTTCTAAGAACTCCAATAACATATCAACATAGAGATCCCTCTCGTATGGAATCAAACCTTCAATTTCACTAATAGAATATTTATGGTGCTGAGCCAAAGAAAATACCATTGAATAGTATCTTGCTAGGGTTGTGTGACTCAGCCCCACATAAAAAAATCTTTGAGACTCGCCAGTTCAATTGAACGTTTGTTGTCAAGTGAATTGGTGTACTCGATCTTGTGATACAGACGTGGAACACTCTCAAAGAACTCACGAATCTTTTCGAATGTTTTAACATCCAGACCATCCAAGAACTCTGAGATCTCGTCATCGCTGAAGTCGTTGGCCATATAAACATTGTCTTCGTCATAGATCGTATCGATACAGTTGACAATAAAGAATGTCATAAGATCAACTTCGTTATCAAAACCGCCCATCTTATCAGTGATTGATGCTGATGGATATTTCATTGTCATGCCGACATTATCAGTGATCTCAATCTTTGAGTTGATATTTTGTGGCATCTCGATCTCAATAGTGTCAAGATCCAGATCGAAGTTGTATACTTCATCATCTTCCATGTCACGGTATGATAGTTTCACAACGTTGTTTACCGACTTGGCGCGCAACTTAAGGAAAGCGTATTCAAGGTCAAAGATTGCTAGTGAGTCTAGATCCAGATCGTCTTGAATACAGTTGTTTAAGATCTGCTTGATAGCTCTGATGATTTCACTGTCATTGCCACTCTGTTGAGCAATCAAGAGAATCTTCTCTTCTTTAACAAGGAATGGTCTGAATGAGACCTTCTTTCCTGATGAAGGAATAATCATGTCAAATAGTGGCTGATCAATTTTTGGTAAAGGCATTATAATACTCCATTATGTTTAAGGACCAAGAACTTTATTCTGTGGTGAATTAGGACTTACAACTACTCCTGTCGGAGCTTTTTGTTTAGATTCTGTTGCATTCGGTTTTGAGGCATTTGCAGTAGATCTGGTAGCTTCACCAACTGGTGAAGTTGTAGCATCTGCAGCTGCCTTGCCTCCCTTATCGGTTGGCTGGGTTCTTTCCTCGTATGGGCTCTTTAGTGCTTCAATGGAATCAAACGGTGCTTGATCCTTGACCTTCATTGGAGCTCGTACTCTCATATTTACATATGCAAAATTTACGGTAAGCTTCTGGATCTGGTTTTCATCTGCCCAGGAAAGATTCATTGATTGAATGTTCATAGGGAACACATCGTACATCTCATACTCTGTGACCGTCTGCTGTTGTCTATTATATACATAAATTCTTACAACAGGATTGGTATATGCATCCTTGTATCCGACTTCGAATGGCATGTAGTTGCCTAGTCCAGATCTCATTCCATCTTGACTTACGTTTTGTGCCATGTTAGCATTCGGCGAATCATGCATAACAATAGTATTCATCCACTGATGCATGAAATCGATGATCTCGGATTTGCTATCGACAAGCCATGTCATTGATACGTCACTGAACTGAACACCGTATGGAACCTTCTCGACCGGTCCATATCCGTATCTGCGAATGTTCTCTTCCTCTAACAACGTTGGTGTAGGAAGGATAACACTTTCACATCTCATCATCAACGTGCTTCTTTTGTTAATCACAAAGTCAGACAACGCTTGGTTTTCAGGGAAGTTTGCTCTGAACGGAGCGAAGGTCACAAGATACGAGTGAGATGGCAGTACATCGTTATTAATAACTTCAGATAAGAAACTATTTAGGTTGAAAGTCTGCGACATCGCTTGGCCAACGACCTCGGTTCTGTCTCTCTGGTTTATAATACCTTCTCTTCCAGGAGGATTTGCCTTG